GAAATTTATTTATGAACGCGTTGAGTTTGAAACAACAGGTGAAGTTGCTAAACTAACTCCTGATGGCATAATGTCAGAGTGGGTTGATTCGCTTGGAATTCAAATTATTCTTATGGACATTGAAGAAGAATTCTGCGAGCCAGGAGTTGTGATTGATGAAGAATTGATTAGCTTCTTATTTACGGATAAGCCTTCAATTCAATTTGTTTCTGATGTGATTACAGACTACTTACTTGGAATGATTGACGTTGAAGAAGCAACAAAGGAAGGATACGTCTATGTCAAAAAGCACGATTGGTGATACAAAAGTAGGATTTACTTGTTCTGCTTTTGATTTGCTCCACGCCGGTCATATTCAAATGTTGCGTGACGCGAAGGAGCAATGTGACTATTTAATTTGCGGATTACAAATTAACCCAGCTTTAGATCGCAAAGAAAAGAATGCTCCAATCCAAACAGTTGTTGAGCGCTATACGCAATTAAAAGCTGTAAGTTATGTAGATGAGATTATTCCGTATTTGACAGAATCAGATTTATGTGATATATTGTCTATGTATCATATTGATGTAAGAATCCTTGGAGAAGAATACCGTGAAAAGGATTTTACCGGCAAGGATATTTGCAAGAAGCGGGGTATCCAGCTGTACTTTAATAAACGCGACCACCGCTTCTCATCTTCAGACTTGCGTAAGCGAGTAGCAGAAAGGGAACAATGAAACAAGCATATGAAAAAGTGGATTTGACATATTGCGCTGGTTGGGACTACGAAAAGATTGAATTGTTGCCAGAGTGTAAACGTGAAACTCGTTTTGGTTACTCATACGAATATCAAAAAGTTCGTAAGAAGTTCTTAAGCTTGATCCCATACACAAAGTGGCTGAGTAAAGAAAGAATTGTGTGGTATCCTGAAGAGACAGTGGAATATTATACTTGTAAATGTAGAGAGAATTATGGAACCAGTATTTGAAAAAGGCTACCCATCATACGAGGCTGTTAATAGGAGTACCAAGCCAATGTCAGAACAAGAAATGATTATTTACCTTCACGATAAAGCTCGGCAAACTGATGACTTTTATTTGCGTTTGATTGCTGACCGATTTGCAGCATATCTTAAAGCTGAAAAAGAAGCTCGCCATTCTGCCGTGCAAGGATGATATGTATAGATTTGTATTTGATGTAGACGGAACTTTAACTCCTAGCCGACAAAAAATTGACGGTGAATTCCATGACTGGTTTCTTCAATTTTGCAAAGAAGAGCCAGTATTTTTGGTTACAGGAAGTGATTATCCAAAAACTGTTGAGCAGCTTGGCGAAGAAATTTGTTACTATGTAAAACGAGTATATGCTTGTAGCGGTAATGACATTTGGATGCAAGGACAACACATTCATACTAACGAATGGACTTTACCAGCCGAATGTAAACGCTGGCTTGGCGAAGAATTAGTTCGCAGTCCTTACCCAGAAGAATTAAGAGCAGGTAATCACTTAGAAGAAAGACCTGGGTGCGTAAATTTTAGTATTGTTGGCCGTAACGCAAATCTTGAGCAAAGAGCTCACTATGTTCAATACGACAATATGAATAATGAACGCCTACAAATTCAACGCACTTTTAACTACATCTTTGCGGAATCCAATCTTCGCGTGATGGCTAAAATCGGCGGTGAAACTGGACTTGACATATATCCTATCGGTCGCGACAAATCGCAAGTCATAAAAGAATTTCGACCTTATGATGATATTGTGTTCTTTGGTGATCGCATGGAAGAAGGCGGAAATGATAAGCCATTTGCTGATGTAAATGCAAAAGGAACAAATCACCACGTTAACGGTTGGCGTCACACATGGGAAATTTTAAAAAGTTACATTGAATAAATAAGTTCAACTTCAGCCATTAAAGGAAAGATATTTATGTTTACAGTAGAAATGGATTGGGACGAAATTGCAATTACTGTCCTGGATGAAGGCGCTTTTCACGAAGACGTTCAATGTTTAATTTATGACGACACAGTCTTTATTCGTCAATGGAACGATAAAGAAAACAGATTTAGTGTTGTTGCCATGTCGCCAGAAATGTTTGATGAATTACGTGTATCGTTTGACCAAGGCGAAGGAGCCTATCGCCGCGAAGTTTTTGAAGTTAACGACGACGGCGAAATCGAACACGATGATAATGCGTTTTAGGCAATTGCCATAATGGCAGCTGGAATCGACGCAATAACCATACACATAAGAGCTAACTCCCATCCTGTGTCTGATTTTAGTATGTTGATTACATATTTCATATTAGCCTCCTTTGTGTCTAGTGAATTGTTTCGCAACTATATATCCAAAAGTATTAGGCAATAACATAAAAATTTACATTTTTTACTAAAAAAACTATTGACATTAAGTTTGACTCCATATAGTATAGATATATCAATGGAGGAAAACATGGCAAAAGTTGTACACTATGTAGGAATGGATGAAGCCACCTATCAGCGTGCACGTCGTGTATTCGGTGGTCCTGCTTACTATCACAGATGGATGGATGACCGTGTTTGGACCGAAGTCGGAGACGATGACGTAGTCGTTGTTGATAACCCAAAGTACAGCCCATACGTTTGGGATGCAAGTGCAGTTGATAGGAGGTACACAGATTGAGTATGCATATGATTAAAGGTGTCCAAGTACATGGCACCGGAAAGAAACGCAAACCCAAAAAGCTTGATATGAAAGCACTTGAATTGGAGTGGCGCAGGTACAATAAAGACATGCGTCGCAACAATATGCACAGCTGTCAATTTGACACACTTGATGATTACATCGCTTATGTTCAAGGAAAGCCACGTAAAACGAAAAAGGAGTTCGTATCTTATGCGCCGCCCAAACCGTATGTCCGCAACACAAAGGAGTATCCAAGCATCAAGACGTCGGACGCAATACCGACAGGATCAACTCCAAGAAAAGAACCCCAACAATACACAGGAGATCTCATCGTCGGTATCGGCACAATGCATAAGTCCAATATGGTCCCCATCATGCGCGGTACGAACGAAGCCAAAGACATAGCAAAGATGCGCCGATGAGTGGACAACGACGATTTTTAAAATGGTACGCAAGAACTGTTGGAATGCCAGTTGGTATTACTGACGATGACAAACCAGAGTTCTTGCCTATCCCACAACGTGATGTTGTAAGGGCGCTATGGTTTAGAACTTTTTGGATTGTGTTGCATATTGTAACTTGCTGCATGATCATTACGGGGAATGGCAGAACTTTAGGTTGGTGGTAGACAATAAATAACTCTATACATTATGGAGTGTTTATGTGGTACTATCAAGATAAAGAATTTACATCAGAAATGATTGGCGATCATATTGGATTCGTTTACATTATTACTGATAAATCCAACGAAAAGAAATACGTTGGCAAAAAGCTATTCAAATCAAAGCGAAGACTCCCTCCTTTAAAAGGCAAAACACGACGTAGAACAAAAGTCGTTGAGTCTGATTGGATGGACTATTTTGGCTCTTCAGACGAAGTTAAGATGCTCGTCGAGCAACATGGCAGAGATAATTTCCATCGTGAAATCTTGCATCTATGTGATACAAAAGGCGTTATGAGTTATCTTGAAGCAAAAGAGCAATTTGACCGAAATGTTCTTCTTGACGATAGCTATTACAACGGTATCATTCAATGCAAGATCCATCGTTCACATGTTAAAAACTTGTCATAGTTGTGTTCAACTATAATTTGCGTGAATAATGTATTTCCTTTTATTATAGACGATTTTTTTGAACTTCGAGTATATATAATGGTGTTACTTCGAGTAACATACCATCGCCAAAGAAAGGAGTATAATATATGAAAAACATCATCGCAGGAATCGTCGTCTTATTAGCAAGCAACGCAGTTATGGCTGAAGAGCCACGCTCATACGCCACCGAGTTAGATGAAAATGGCCGCTATTGCGCAGTAGTAGAAGTTCGCACAATTGGTTACAATACAATTGAGCGCCGCAAGTGTCGAACAATCGCAGGATGGCAAAACGCAGGTTACGAAGTATCATTCGTTCGACCTGAGTAAATCCGAGGCCAATTTATTTTGGCCTTTCCCTCTTTTTTCTATTGACATTCATAGCAACTTTTGTTAGTATAGTTATATTAACAAAGGAGCAAATGCTATGGCTAAAATCAACGTTGACATCGCCCACGATATTGAACTAGGAGAATTCCTAGTACTTGTTGAAAAGAACAATCTTAAAATTGTTGACTTCATTGCTGAAGGTCCTGGCGGAGGTAACCCAAACTTTACTTTCGAAGGATCTTATGTTAACTGCCGCAATTTTTTGTCTGACGAGTTATACCTCGATGACGAAGAAATTGATGAAGAAGGATTGTACTTTATTGAAGTGGAGGCTGTGTAATGATTATTCGTCGTAAAAGCTCAATCTCAGGAATCGTTCGTTCAAAGGACATTGATGTAAATCCTAAAGATTACGAAATGTGGGAAAAAGGTTACCTAAACATTCAAGATGCTATGGGTTACCTTAAGCAAGAAGACCGCGATTTTATTCTTTCAGGTATTACTGCAACTGAATGGCAGAATATGTGGAAAGAAGAAATTAATAACATCGTAATGGACAAAGTATGATAATACTTTTTAATGGACCTCCTGGTGCAGGGAAAGATCTTGCTGCTGATTTCTTCAAAGAAAAAGGCTTCAAGCATCTTTCCTTTAAGTACCAATTATATAAAGAAACGGTTAAGTACTTCAACATAGACTATAATTGGTTTATGGATGGATATCATAACCGAGAAATCAAAGAAATGCCTACAAGTTTGCTTGGTGGTTTTTCAAGACGTGAGGCAATGATTTATGTTTCAGAAAAGCGCATC